CTGTTAGATGCCGCTGCGTAGGTGCCGACGCCGACTTCCCACTCGTTGAGCGAACCGCTGTAAATAGAGTAGTAGGTGCTGTTACCGTTGCCAATGGTAGAGAAGGTTTGAAACCCTACAGGTGATCCGCCAAGCACAATGGCGCTTGTACCCGTTACGGTGGTGGACTCTTTAACTCGGTCTTTGACTGTCAGTGCCATTTTGTACCTTACACAAATCGAAGCAACGCCGTACTAGCGCCATTCGCCGGCATCTGTACAGTGAACGTGTTGATCGCGGTTTTATCCGCACCGAAGTCTAGAACGGCAATCGCACGGTTGGCCTTGCTGGAGTTGTAGATCAACGCGCCGCGAGCCGTGAAGTTAGCCCCAGTCCAGACCGTATCCGCAAAGTCAACGTAGGCGGTTGTCCCGTCCGTCGTAAGCGTAGCCCCCGTCAGCGTCTTGCCGCCTGCTGTGTATCCAGGCCCTGTCGTCTCGCCCGTCACGGTATAAGCCGTTGTGCTCGCACCGAGTGTGGCCGCGCCTGTGTACAGCGCGATCTTGAGGACGTCTGTTTCCAGGTTGTGGATGGCTTGCCAGCTCTCTTTTTTGAAGCTGGTGACGAGGGTTTGCGTAAGCGCCATGTCAGTTTACCGGCTGTCGATACTGCCCAGAACGGTAGGCGTCTTGACGATCCATACCATCCCCCAGGCGTTTGGCCAATGCCAGAGCTTCCTTGTACTTGCCGTCGTAGAGCGCCAGCAAGTCAGCCTCACCCTTGAGGAACGTGTACGCTTCGACCAGACATCCGTACAGCAGCACCGTGTCGAAGTTATCCCCAAGCCACGTCGTAGAGGCCGTGACAATCGACTCTGGGTAAAAGTAGTAGTGCAGCTCCACCGAGTACGCTAAGTCCGGCGTGGGGCCAAGGATGAGCGACAGTTCTGCCGGCTCCGTAGATCGTGGGCCAAAGATAGCGTAGTACTTGGGCAAGCCTGTACCGGCTACGGTCGGGTACGCCTCACGAATGAAGTTAACGTCCTTGTTAAGCAAGAACTGATACCGACCAGTGTTGTCCACAACCGCCAAAGAGTACGGCGCAAGGAAGTCGTCAGGAGCCGCCAGATACTGATTACCTGCACTTACAAGACCTAGCACGTTCTTACGCAACGAAGGGAACTGCACCGAGTTGTAGATGCGTTGTTCCGCTTGCTTAACAAACGTAGGAATAGTCGCTACGAAGTCTGTCTCGTAGTTCTGCAAATAGCTACTAATGGTCGCAGACAGCGTAGCGTAGTTCATAAGTTATCAAGCCATAGGGCCGCGTGCCATCTTGCCTTTGGTAGCTGCACCGCATCCGCGAATCTGAATGCCATCAGTCTTGGTGGCTTTGTACTCAGCGCTTCGGTTGCTCGCAACGGAAATTGGCGTATCCCGCAAGACTTGCTTGACGGGCTTGTTCTCAACAACCGCAGGGGTTGATGCTTTAGGGGTACGGTAGGTGGCCATATCAGCCTCCGCGTTTCTGAGCTGCGACTTTCGCCAAACCGCGTCCCATCTTGAGCATGTCCATGTTGCTCTTGCCCGTGTTTCCGCTGCGCTTTACGCCACCATCTTGCGGGGCCATCTTATCGCCGGATCTTGCGGAGGGCTGTTTAGTAGTTGCCATGACTGGCTCCTTCACGTAGTGATTACTGAGACTGTACCAACAATTCCTTGACCAACCAAGGAATTAGCCGTATTGCCGCTGATTGCGCTGTTGCCACCACCGACTGGTGCCCAGCCCCACTGGAATATGCGGCTGCCTTCACCAATGAGGCCGTTACTGAGCACGCCGGATGTGACGTAGCTTCTATCAGGACGAGGGTTGCGAACCCCTTGCGGATCATCTACAGGGTACATCCCCAACTGCAACTGCGGATGATCTGGGCTCCAACACGAACGGCAGACCAGCAGGTCGATGTTCTTGGTCTTGACAACTTCTTTCTTGAGCTGCGACAGCTTAAAGCGAAATCCGCACCGATCGCACTCGGCGATCGAGTTCTTGCCCGAGGAAAACCGATTCCCCATTAGAAGCCACCACCTATGAACTGTTGTCGTGGCACAAAGCGAACTGCGGCCTTTTCACGATCCTCATCGGAAGCAAGTTGCCACGCTTCGTCGTACTGCGCCTTGAGGATGGGTAAGCGCTCTGCGCCGCCAGGAACCTTCAGCGCCAGATAGTACGCCAGACCCGCCACCATTGAGGGCAAGAACCTGAACGGCACGTCCATCGTATTCACACCGTCACCTGCATCCTGCAGACGACGCAACCGCCAGTACACGAACGTGTAGGTCTGGCTGTCATCGGGCACGGGCCACACAGTGAAGGTAGGCGTAGCCTGCCGGTTAATGTAGACCTGGATAGGTCGAGCTTGCTGGAGCTTATTTGGCACGGTGGCGTAGGTGGAGACGCTGATCCGCGTGATTGTCAGGTCGGCTTGCGTAGATGCTACGCCTGCCCCTGTACGGATCACATGCTCTAACAAGTCAACAGTATCTGCTGGCAACGTGTAGGTGGCCGTACCGGGTGTCAGGACTTGTGAGCCCTGCTCGATCGTCCACATATTCACGCCGCGATTAGCCCAGTCAGCGAACAACAGGTTCAATGAACGCCGCGCTGTCTTGAGGTCGTAGCCGCTGCGCATTTCCGAACCAGCACGCTCGAACGCTTCCTCAACCAATTCGGTCAGGTCTAAGTTGAATGCGGTGGTACCGGACGTGGCCATACTTACCTTTTAGCAGTCTTTGCAGACGCTTTGAACGCGGCTGCTGTGGGCGCACCAGGGGTGCCGGGCTTGCGCATCTTCTCACCAGAACCCGCCGCAATGCGCTTGCGCTTTGCATTGATGTTCTCATACAAGCCGCCTTGAGCGTAGGAGTCCACCGACTCGGGAGAATCCGTGCGGGTGATCTTCTTTGCCTTCGGCATTTTGCTGGGGGAGATGGCCCCCATTCCCCTAGACGCCCTCATGATTACTTGCAGCGACCGCCGCTGGCCATCGTGACCATCTTACCCTTGGTCTTGCCTTTAATCTCGATGCCACCGCCACGAGCGTACTTGGCGACGGGCTTTTTCTTCATCATTTTCATTTCCTTGGCTTCTTCAGCCTTGGACTCTTTACCCATGAAGGGGGGCATTTTTCCTTTGGTGGCCATAGTAGTACCTTTCTGTGCCTTATCGGCCTTGACGAAATCTTTACCAACAGACATCGGGACACCCGCCTTCTTTGCGAACTCGGGGCTGTGCGCGATGGCCGCCATGAAATTGTGCTGCTTAGTTGATGAAGAAGGCAATTGCTTCTCCTACGCTTTCGAGCGAATTTTTGATCGAAGCCTGCGAACAACCGCCTGAACAGTCTCGGTCTCCCAAATGCGGATGACTGTCCAAACAATTGTAAACATGGCCGCAATCGCAGGTAGTTTATCCACGAGTGTCCCCACAACGGTTACAACTGAAACTACATCAACCACATGCTTTGTGGTCTCGTCGACATGCGTACTCATTTGCAATTCCACCGTTTGAGGCTCGCCGCTTTACGTGTAGGACGACCTTGTTCGTCTTTCATTGGCCCAGGCATTCCGGACATTCGGGAGCAAAACGATTTCCTGCGCGCAGCGTCTTTTGCTGTTTTAGGATTTGGCGCGGGCGCTTTGAGGTTGGAACCTGTGGCCGCGTTGTACTTCGCACGACCTTTGGCCGTGAGACCTGCGCCTTTGCTGACCGGGAGCTTTTCTCCTCGACCGACCGCTAGTGATACAGGTTTTGTTGCCATTATGCCCATCCTTGGACTGGCGTTGTGGGAAAAACCTGATATTTCGCCAGCGATTCCGCTTCTTCGCCCCGGTAGTTGACGTGCCAGCCAGCTACGGCAAGCATCTCAGGAACGTCGCCGTCAACACCTTTAGTGATCTTACCTGTGGTCTCGTACACTTTTCCAACTACTGCGATTGTTCCTTGAAAACGCAGCACTAAGCCGTCATCTGTCTTGTCAAACAAGAC